GTAGCCGAAACAGCAGCAGCCGAATCCTTACTCTTACAACAATTACAACCCTGAATACACTTCTCATGATCAGAATTAAAACTCGACACCTGGCACATTACTTACCCTCCAACTCACTAATAGTTTCACCAAAAGTTTTAGACCAAACACCAGTCTTTTCATACAAAGCGAAACGCCACTTCTTCTCAGCTCGATTAGCCAACCTAATCAACAACGAACTAACTTCAGTCCACAACCACAACCTGACAGCAACAGTCCAACTCAAAGACTTCTCAGCATGCTTACCCATTCTTATGACCTCCAAAATAATCTAAACAAACTAACAACAGCAACAAAACAAAACCCTCCACCAACAAAACCCAAAACAGGTGCAGGGATAGACTGCAACAAAACAGCAACCCCAACAAACAAACACACAAACACAAACCAAAACTTCATTTCAACAAACCTCCATTAGTAACCGAAAACCAAACTTGATTAAACGCTTGAGCTCTTTGAGCAGAAGTGTTAGGACTAAAACTAGGGAACAGTGAATGAGTGAACTCATCCATAGCCTTATCGTAAACATCAAATAAATCAGCGTGATCAACTAAATCTTTACCACAATCCAACCAAGCACGATAAGCCTGAGTAGCGTTTAGGAATGCTTCAACCTGACCAAAATCATTCATTATGCAGCCACGACCTTAGTTTCATACCAAGCTGTAACAAACTCAACATCTCTAACTTCAAGTTCCTGAAGCATATATTTACGAACTAACAACGCAGCATCCAAATCAGCAACACCCATTTTTTTAGTTGTAATCAGATCATCAAGAGCCTTGAAAGTAGTCTTTAGGGTTGATGTTGTTTGATTTACAATCGCATTCTGTAACTGGTTCATTTTGTTTCCTTCTCGTTTATTCGGCTTTTTGCCTACAACAAGAATCTAGCAGAATAATCATCAAAAAGATACAAAAAAGAGAAAGTTTTTTGATAACAGTTAGATTACAGAAAAAACCTAATTTACAGCCGAAATAGTGACAGCCGCACCAGGCTCACCCTTAGCCCACCGCTTATGAGCTACCAAACTAACAACCAAACTATCGTCAAGCCAAACCCCACCATAAGTAATACCATCCAACAGAGATCTACACACCTTATCAATGTCCGGAGGCTTTACAGGGTATTCAGTTCGAACAGTCTTAGGTTTAGGCAAATAAAAAGTAACCTCAACCCTAACCGCCCCATCAAACTTAGAATCATCCCCAGAATCCAACATCCCCTGCTTCACCGCATCAACAACAGCCTTACGCCAAGCGGGTAAGTATGCAGAGGACTCAACTATCAAAGGAATGTTCGCACCAGAAGCAGTCCTACGAGTCCCCACATACTTCTTAGACCCCTGCGGTGCAGGCCTCTCCCACACCGTAAAACTAAAACTATCTCTTGCCATAATAATTCACACAAACAACCAACCAAAGGAAAACCCCCACCGCTCCATTCAAAAGCGACAGGGGAAAACCAGTAAACAAAGAATCAGCTACCAGAATCCACCCTAAAGCAAACCCGATAACCCAACTCTTCATCTAGAACGGTGCAGACACAGCAGGAGCACTCTTAGCTTCAACCTGAGCATTATTGATCGCGATAGCAACCTTACGACCAGGCTGACCCTGAGCATTCACATACTCTTCAATCTTGTAAGACAACTGACCAAAAACAGTCACCTCAGCACCCTCAACCAAACCATGAGCAACCGCAAACCAAACACTCCAGCTACGAGAAAACTTTTCGCCAGACTGACCAACAAACTCTTCCTTCAAAGATAACCCTTGAGAAGTAGCACCAAACACCTTACCAACAACACCGGTAACTTTTACAACTGCCAAAATAAACTCCTTAAATAAACGAACAGTAAAAACACAATAGCACCATCAGCCGACATGTTTAGGGTTCACACAATCCCTATGCCCACAAACACGCTCACCCTCAAAAACTAAATTACCTACATCATCAATAGGGTTATCATCCTGGTCAAACCCACCCGAATGAGGTTCACACCTCAACACCCCATACTGAATCACCTTCGCAGGTTTAGCCCTACACGACTTACACAACAAATCAGATCTATCTTTAAACTCTGCTGCAACACTCCAAACAAACCCACAATGCCGACAAACACTCTTATGAACAGCCATCACTTACTCAAATCCTCAACAATACGACTAAAACTATCCTGAGCAACAAACTTAGCCGCACCAGTAGCACCATGCCGATTCTTAGCAACCTTCAAAAAGAACCAAGAACCCTGACTATCCTCAGAATCACCATCACGCCTCTTACGAGCAATCATCATAATCACATCAGCATCCTGCTCAATAGAACCAGAATCACGCAAATCCGACAACTGAGGTTTATGATCAGCACGATTCTCAACCTCACGATTCAACTGCACCGCAGAAACCACAGGAATATCCAACTCCAAAGCAATACGCTTCAACTGCCCAGAAATAGAACCAATCTTCTGAACACGATCACGATGCTGAACATCATCATCCATCAAACCCAAATAATCAACAAACACAGCATCCACCGGAGCCCGCTTAGAAGCAGCCGAAACATAAGCTCTCAACATGTTAGGAGTCAAACCAGGAGCAGAAACCAAACCCAAACTATTAGTCAAAACACCCCTAGCATTAGCAACCAAATCACGAGCAACATGAGCACCATCCGAATCATAAACCATAAAATCCAAAGTATCATTCGCAATATTTGAAACATCAACACTCAACGCCTGAGCCAACAACCTATGTTGCAACTGCAACTCAGGCATCTCCAAACTAAAATACAACACATGCTTACCAGACTTAGCCAACTCAAACGCAGCCTGCAAAGCAACAATAGTCTTACCCTGCCCAGGCCGACCAGCAATCACATAAAACGCTGAAGGCCTCCAACCACCAATCAACAAATTTAAACGCTTCCAACACGAAGGCAAAAACGGAGTCTTAACCTGCATCTCCGACAAATAAGAATCCAAATAATCACCAGGATAAGTAATCTGAATCTGAGCCTGACTAGCCGAAACCAAATCAACAGCCTTCAAAGCACCAGCAACCAAATCACCAACCTCAGACTCAGGCAAATTAGCATTATCAGCCAAAACCCGACCAGCCAAATTCAACCGATCCTTAGCCCACATAGCTTTCAACTGACGGACATGAAACTTCACTGCAACCTCACCAGCAGGAGCCTCAGCTAAACACTCATACACCCAAGCAACACCATCAGCACTCAAACCAGAAGCAACAAACAAAGCATCAGGCTCAACACCATCACGCCTAGCCGAAACAATCCGGTCAAACACAAGCCGACTCAAAGCATGGTCAAAATACTCTGCAACCAAAGACAAATCATCCCAAACCCTAGGCCACGACAAAACACCACCCAAAATACTTTTCTCCAAAGACACACGAACATTAATCATCTAAAGCCCTCGACATCCAATCATCAGACTCAACAACAACCTGATCCAACCAACATTCCTGCTCCAACCAAGTAGAAGCCAACTTAACAAACCTCAACTCACGAGAACCAACACTCTCCCTATAAGTCCGCGAAGCGGCTAACACCAAAGACACATCATTCGGAGCGAGTTTCGCAAAAATACCTTCAGCCTTCTTACGCCCTTCCTTCCTCGGATAAGAATCCCAAAACTCCTCAAACAGCTCTTTGTTAAGTTGTTTGTTATATGTTTGTTTAACAGGCGTGTCGTGCAGGTATACAACAGGCGTGTCGTGCCGGTCTAGGACAGGTATTTCACGCCCCTCCACGAAAGCAGGGTGCACCAAATACCTGTTAGAAGAATAGGCTCTACGGATAACCAAAATAAGTCCCCTAGACTCCAAAACCTTCACAGCCTTAGAAACAGTTTTCTCCTGGCTAATCCCACACTCACGCCCAAGCTCTTTTACAGTTGCAAAACAATTTGGTTGCTTATGAGCAATCTGAACAAAAACAACACGCTGAACAATTGTTAGATCCTTAGGAGCCTTATCTAAAACCAACTTCACAGCATCAAAACTACGCATGACCAAACCACTTCCCTAAACTCTCAAGCCAACAAATAGGCAACCAAAGTTCCTCATGAGCCCTACAACAAACAAAAACTTCAGGACAATCCATGCAAGGATTCATTCCTAAATCCCACCGGACACTCTTACAACAATCCTCATCTTTTAGGCGGCGAGGACTGCACTCAAACATAATCGGGATAAGCCTTGTATGGCAAGTTTTGTAAAAATTACTTTTCGATAAATTGCATTTCTGACAAGCGGCAACTAGGTTACTTGAATCATCCGCTAACCAAACCCAATCTTGAGGCCAAGCTGAACGCGGAATAACATGATCTATTTGCCCATTTCCATAAACAATAGTGTTATCACAATAACCACAATAAGCTTCATCACGCCAATAAATAGCCTGCAATAGTTTCATCTTGTCAGTTTTGTAATCTCTGACAAAACTATTTTTCACTAAAAAGCGTTGATTATCATCAAGCTCAACTAATCCAAAGCGATAAGCCAATTCAAGTTTTTCGCGAGGTCGCCAGGTATTAAACCAAAGTTTTAGGAAATGTTGCTCTTTGGCAAAAGAATCAAGAGATTCTCGGGGAATTGAATCAAGACTCTCTTTTGGAGTCTTGCCTATATTGTCTAACCATGTGGCTAAATCATTATCTTGAAAATCATTCATTTGTAGCCTTAATTCGGCTATGCATCCAATAGAATGAAATAGCCGATAGTGTGATTATCGGTTTAGCGAGGTCAGGTGGCAAAACATCTGGCCTCGCATTTATCTTATACCTTAAAAAACAAATCGGTATCCAACGCGACAGATACTTTAAAAGGCAGAATGTGGTTGCTGTTAGTGCAATCATTATGCCCACAAATACGCTCACCAGGCTTCACACGAACCCCAAACTCATCCACCGGATACGCTTCATCATCAATCTCACCCTGCCACGGATAACAAGTGATCTCACCCAAAACAGGATGCTTATAGCCAAGAGCCTTCATAGGTCGAGCATTACAAGACACACAAAAATCAGGGTGAGCATGCTTACCGCGAACTTTACGCTTCAAAACAGCACCAACACAAATATCAGCACCACACTGAATACATTGAGCCATGCCCTCAGTGCATTCTCTACATTTACAAACAAATACCTTCATAAAAAAAGAAGATAGCACAAAAACTAGTTTTGTAAGCTCTTTTCCAACAAAATAATCTTTTTGTCTGCCTTAGCAACCTCAAGCAACGCCTGACCACGCTCAACAGGAAACTCAGATAACTCATAAACAAGCTCATCCAACTCGATAGCATGAGCGTTCAAGATACTAATGTTTTGCAGTATCTCCAGAGAGTCCATCAGCCTTAGCCTTAATCTGATCCAAAATAGTTTTAGTTGCCTTAGCTTGAGTTGCTTCCAAATAAAGACTTCTCAAGCCCTCAAGGTCATCAATGTTCGCCAAAGCAGCCTGCCAATTCTTAGAAGGAGCCTGGCTACGGTTCACCTTAGACATCTCTTCACGACTAGCACGCTTATCACCAGAATACCCTGCATTAGCCAAAGCCCTACCAATCGAACTTGTCTCTGCTGTTTCAAGAGCCGAAGTTTTTTGAGCCATACCGACACCATCAACTTCAAACGCTAAACCTGAAGCCTTAGCCACATCATTACGCTGATCTTCAGCCGATAAATAAACCCAAGCCTGAACAACCCAAGTTGAAATAGCACG